AATACGTGGTTGATTTGCAATCTGTTCAGAAGAACTTATTTTTAATTTTTCTATCCATTGATCTCGTTTGGGGCCGCTTGACAATGTTTTTATGGATTCTTCACTTGCTTTGCGTGATCTCCAGTTAAAATGACATTTCTGTTTTTCTCTATATTGTTTATTTTGCCATGTTTCTTTGCATTTTTTCTTATGATCTTCCTTATATTCTTTAGTTGATCTTGTTGAATTTTGTTTTTCTTTGTATTCTTTATTAGTCCAATTGGATTTGCTTTTTATAGAATGATTTCTTTTATATTCTTCAGTATTAATTCCGTTAAGCACTTTATTTTTATATTCTTTATTGACCCATTTGCTTTTGCATGATTGAGATATTTTTTGAATTGTTTCAGATGATCTTGACAGATTAATTTCTGATTGAGTTCTTGGATGCAAAATATACTTCCTTATTGTTTCATCACTACAGTTATAAATTTTACTTATATCTAATGTCGACTTGCCAGATTCATATAATTCGTTAATTCTGTCTATTGGTAGATCTAATAATTGATAATTATGTTTTCTTATTGGTATATTATACTTTTTTAAGATTTTAGTTATAGTTGGAGCTGATGGAAAATTATCTATCTTAGACATCTTTGATATAGAAATATTATTTATCAAATAATAATTTACTATCTCTTCATGATTAATTTTTACCATGCTATTTTATGTACTTATGGTTTGATGTGGGTTATCCTACCCAAGAATCCCCGTTAAATATTTTAAAACGAGTACCATCATACCATATATCGCCGAATATCGGATTCCTATTAAACAAGATTCTTAATCTAGGCAATATATCGACATCATAATCATGATCTTCTCCACTAGCATTGATACATAAATTGACCATATGGTGAATTAATGAACCAGTATACCCGAACCTCTCAATATCAGCATTTTCTCTTTTGTCTGTTGGTAATTGCGCATGTGTAGCAAAATCTACTTGGGTACCACGACCTTGATCGTCCTCAACAACATATCTATTAGTTAATGTTGGATCATTGCTCCCAGCACGACTTCCTCTCAAAGCTCCTGCTTGGCCAGTGGTTGGAGCATATTTAGGAACTCTGCTTATTCCAAACGATGACATTCTTGTCGATTCTTCGGTAAACAGAGCTTGTGGTGGCTCGTCAATAATTGGCAGGAATGCATCAAAGAAATTGGCAATTTCACTTGCTGCTCCACTCCACATATCTGATAATAGTGCGTGTCCTTCACCAAATCCTTGTATCCAATTGTTATTCCCAACATTTGTAGGGAATAGGTTCTCAGTAGGAATTATTGGCACTATTCTGCCAGCATCCATAGTTCTGGATAATGTCATAGTGGCGAATTCTATAGGCACAATAGATGTAGTTTCGACATTAAATGTAGCAAAATAGATCTTCAGATTGTCTGACACAGCGTCTAATCTTTCAATCCTGTTTATATATACAGGATAATTAGCGCCTGAGACATCTCCTGTTGGTCTATCTGGACTTGGTGCTACTACATTAAATTCTCTGAACATGCCAGATGGTATTATTACGCCAGTAGCATTAGATGATGTCAGTGAAGCTGTTGCATCAAACGGATAATTGAATGTCTCGAGCCATGTTGAAATATCGGAATCTAGTGCTGGTATTGGATTAAAAGCACTTAATGTTAGTAAACCAGTACCATGTGAAACGGCGACAAAGTCATAATCCCCTGCTACTCCAGTGCCTCCAGCGCTGGTGTCGCGTACTTCTATAGTTATTGGACTAATATATAGTCCATTTGAGTTGACTGCTGATGTGTCTATTGGTGGGGTTACAAGGTCTAGGAATGATTGTACTGTAGTATCAGATGTATCGAGTGTTCTAAATGTGATGTAGCCTCCAACTGTTTCGGATTCGCCAGATGGTAGATTGATTGGCTCTGTGGTTGGTATGCTTATTCTCTTGCCTTCTTGGTAGCTGAGATCACTTTCTATTTGATAATCGACTTGAAATACTGCTATTTCGGTTGTTGATCCTCTTTCTTGTGCTGTGAAGATTAGTCTGATCAGACCTGTATAATCAGCAATTTCTGTTCCAGATGATGATGATGGGTTTAGTCCGCTTATTCTTCTTATTCTGGCAAGTCTTACTCTTTCCCATTTCTGTGGTAATGATACGTGCATGTCCCATATCCATGATGCTGGGATGTCGGCGATTGTGGTGCCATCTATGATTTGTGGTGTTACTAGGAATGGGAATAGTGCTTGGTGGCCTAGTCTGAGATTGATTGTATCTAGGGTTTTTGCTAGAATCAATTGGCGCAGTGCAATATCGCCTATTGGACGATTTAATGCGGCGCTGCTCACTGGGTCTATTGGGACGTACCAACGGATATTCAATTGTGTATCAGTTGTTAGTCGATCAAATAGACTACCAGGATTGATCGTCGGAACTAAAGTGGGATCGATGGTAGGCATATGTTAATCCTCCGGCGATATATGTACCTTCATCAATATATTTGGTCGGGCTAAACGGAGATGATGTCCTCTGTTATGATTTTGTATGTCCAGCCCATTTTCTTACAAAATCTTCTTCCGGCGGCGGCCTTTGGTTTGTTCTTGCCATAATCTATCAGTTCTTTAGGCTTAACTTCACATAAGACCATGTCACCGTTTCTCATTCTAACTAGGAAATCTGGATAATAGTTCCGTTTGCCACCTTTATAATTATATCTGATGGCTATTGGCTCATATTGGAAGTTGAGAACGTTATTATCTTCATCTAATATCTGTGCGAATTGTTTCTCCCAGGAAGATCTAACATATATCTTTCCGCCTTTTTGGGTCTTAACCCATCCATGTTTAGAATTGGTAAATGTTCTTCTGCGTCTAGACATTAAATTATTACCGGTACACCAAGACGGCATGCCCATACGTCGTATCCATCTCTTAACCAATCGCTGTAAGATAGTCTAGCAAAGCCTTTATTTCCCCATCTAGTGCCCCAGCTATTTTGCAACCAAAACCCGCGAACATCGTATCCGACTATAGCATAAGCATGTCCGCCTATTATCTTATTCTTAGACGGAATAACACCGTTTCGTCTAACTGAATTCCATCCAACATGCACGGCTGAAGTAACATAAAGCATGCCAACTTCTATTAATGCAATATGCATATGATTTAAATTTTTTGGATTAACTCTATAATAAGCACCTAACGGGCGCTTAGCTGCGTCTCTGGATTTAGCTTCAGTTAGGATCCCTGGTTTCCTAGCCGTATAAGGCCACACAATTTCTTTACATACTCCATGTTTATGCCATCCTTTGATGGCTCCTCTTGCTGAGCTTCCTTCATATTTAGTGCCTGGCCATTCGTCATACTTTTTAGCCATTTCATATAGCATTCGAGGACTAACACGTACAATTCTTGTCTTTTTGTTTTTACTCCTTACACGGAAAAGATAATGGACTACTGAAGCCAGGCCAAATCCAGTACAAGCACCTTCAGTCCCTTGGTTTAGGATTGGAAGTTTTAATGATTTAAATATAGAAATTGGCCGCGTTGGCGGAATATTGATTAGGCCAGGTTTATATAATAAATCCCTAAAATCAGCCTTATCTGGGCGTGCATCGAATTTCCTATTCATTATGAGAATATTATTCTCCATCTTATAAGGATTTCAAAATCACTAGTCTTTCTTACTGGCGTGGACAATATTCTATGTGAGAAGATTCTCAATGTATCTCTGAATACTCCGACAGTTCCAGTAATAGGATCATTATTGCTGTCAACCGGAACTCGATCAAGAGTAATGTCTCTTCCGCCGGTTGATTTCTCCATCGCAAGATAAAATGGTGTAATTTGATCAATAGCGTCATTAGCACCAGCTGTAGCTCCGTCAGACACTATCTTAATTTGGTCTCCGAGTTTAATAATTGTTGGGTCAACTGATGCGTCAAGTGTTATGACATCAGTTCCAGCAGTTGTCGCAGTCAGAGCTATTCCATTAGAATCGCCTTGTAAGAATAATTCATTTGGAGTGCATTCGCAGGATCCTACTGCATCTAATTCAATACCGGCTGCTAGTGCCACCTCGGTAATCGTAAATGCCCCTCCACCGCTGGTACCGCTTGAGTTGCCGTCTAGGAACCCATTATATTCATCTTGTAGGAGTGTTGTCTCTAATAGGACGATGTTGTTCATTGGGCGGACATCGTCTTGTAGTAGAGGTGTCCCGGCTGGTTGGTAGGTTCCTTCGAAGCCAATATTTTCTATTCTTTTTAGGGGTCTGTCTGGCTCTGCTATTGGTATTGCGTTTATTAGGCTACCTTCGTAGTCTGCTCCAGGCAATAATCTATTTGGTACTGCTATTTGAGTTACTGGATCTACTGTATAGAATCTTTCGTCATTGGTGTCTAATGGTATTCCATTTTCATCGAATGATGCACCAAGCAGTATGTATTTGGCTGAGAATTCTTCTGTGGGATCTACTGTGCTTGCGATCCATGCTCCGGTTCCACTATTAGCGCTTCTATCCCATATTTTGGAGTGCGGCAGTCTATGTGCTATGATTTCTTTTGCGAATATCTTGACGATGTTTGGTTCTCTATGGCTGCGAACATAATTACCTAGACGGTCAAAAAAGATGAATTCAATTTCGCCTCGGTATTTGCGATATGGCATGCTATCTGATATCGTTTTATGTATGCGCATAACATCTCCGATTACTTTAAATTTGATCTTTATAGTTTAATTACTGTCCAAATAATCTATTAATATGCCAGGGTATGTAAGGTACATGACAT